CTTGAATCCGAGCATAGTCCGGAACGGGTACCAGCCCGACCGTCTGGGCAGCTCTGCTGCCCAGAGACTATCTTGAATCAAAGGCTTGAGCGCCTGCTGTGCATACTGCATAGCAGTTGGCTCAATGCCGATGAGTCTCGGTGTTTTGAGCGTCTTAGGTACACCAACGACCCTAACGGGAAGTTCGTGACCGGGTTCAACGAGGTCAACATCGGCATATCGGTCTAGATAAGACCAATTTGGAAGTAGCATCTCCCCAGCAGGGAGAAACTCTTCCAGCCGACGCGTCCAGACCCGCTGATTCCACTTTTGGTTTCCCAAAAGCTTGTCAGCGGTAGCACCTGGACCGTGCTTAGGGTGGTATTCATGCTCGTAGACTTTCTTATCTACTCGCGAGAATACATCACCGTAAAGCAGCTGTGACATCCGATAGAATCGTTCATTCTGTTCGAACGTTCTGTTGGCGTCACAGATCCTGACCTCGTGTTCACATTGGAGAAATCCGCGTATGGCTTTCCGTACCCGGGCATCGCTGCACGGGATGGAAACCTTACCAAACATCAACGTAAGTTGACGGATGGCTTGGATTGCATCCACACAGGGATTCTCCAATAGCACACCGCTAGTACGATCGAACACACGTCCGAGGTAACCTCCCAGAAACTGAGGGAGGGGTCCTCCTCTTGCCGCTTTGAAAGCCGGGAAGAGATGCGGGCACACCTGTTTCCGGTCTAGGCATATTTCAAATGCCTTACCGTACTCGGGTAGGGATATCGTTAGAAACGATAGCCCCTCGTGTTCGAATCGTGCCATGACTGTTCTAATGTCATGGGTGGCGCTAGTGTGACATCTGCTGGCCGACTCATTGGCCAGCATTTTCCAGAGTAGTAACAGGCTTTTCATGGTCCCTCCTTAAATAGAGGTGATCCATCCTGGCCTGACACCATTACGCACAGACGATAGAACCCACACTCACGTTCCGTAACTTGGAGATGGAAATAAATCCACCTCCTTGCCCCCCGACCCTCGGGCCAGGGGGCCTATCGGATTAGTTTGTGGGAGGCTCTACCCATCCCTGGGTAAGCCAGCCTAGCAAATTGCTAAGCGACTCATCGTCTAGGACCAAGGAAAGAACTAAGAACGCGAAGACCATCAGGATCACCACGTGCACACGTGTTATTGTGAGCACATAGGTACCTGAGAGGGTCAACTTGTTCCAAACCCTTTCCTTCTTACGACTCACCAGCCAGCAACTTGCTGATGAGCAGATCCGAAGAGGCGCTAAACTGGGTTTTGAAACCCGCGTAGATCGCCAAAGCCTCCGCAGCCGTATAGCCGACCACAGGGACGTCAAAGACCATGTAATTTGACATGGACACCTTGACGTTCTGCGCCGGCAGATACGGATCCGCAGAGATCTTCGAATGGTCCAACCTCAGAACTCGGCGAATCCTACGCCCGTAGGCGTGAGACCCGCTGAGCCTGATCAGGCCGTCCGCACTCGCGTAGTCATTTCCGTCACTCCGGGTACTTACCCGGGGTAGCGGAGTTGTGACTGCCGAGATTGTGACAGTCTGTGGGTCTGCGTATGACATCTGGCATACTCCTTTTCTGCATGCCCAAAGGACATGCCGGTGTTTGACGCACGTGTTATACGTGCTTCAGCGCCGGGATAGTCCCAACGCTGCAGCTATGGCAGCTTGGAGCGGAGACAAACCGTCCCAAGTCACGCCAAAACCAAAGGGGTTTGCACCCCGTCGGACCTTCGTCACAGTGACGAACTCCAACGGAGTTGGAGACGGCTTACCCTTAACTGGGTTCGTCATCTTCCAGCTATAGGTTACTTTAGCGATGGTAGTTTCCATCATGTAACCGTAGCGCATAACCAGACCGTCATTGGACCAATCCGAGAGATTAGATACAACATCTCCCGTATTGGAAAACCAGTCAACGGCCCAGCTCCAAGGCGCAAGGTTCCAGAGTTTCTCTGGAGTGATTTCCAAGCCAAGTATTTGCTTGGCGTAGAGCGCGTACTTGCCCATTTGCCCGCGGGATGTCATCCCCGTTGGCATTTGGTACGTAAACGCTCCCGAAAACCACCGATCCCGAATTGTTTCTCGGGTCTCGACAGTGCGCCCTTGGCCCATCGAGAAGAGCAGAGAAGAGGAAGGAGGGTTCAACCAGCCGAAGCCGGAATTCGGTCCTTCGTACTCTGTCTCCGTAATGGTCCTTTGTATAGGGAATCTGAAAGACCGACGTACTTGGCGACCAGCGTCACGCTCGTACTGTCGCAAGACAGTATCTGCGTGAGTCACTCCATACGCAAAACTGCGTATATCGTGAATCATTGGAAGCCAACCAAACTCGACATTCAAGAACTCGCTACCCGCATCGCGGGATAGCTTGGCCTTGTCTTTCCAAAGGGTGTGCCCCACAAGGTGTGGGAGCCCATCCTTCAGGATTTCGCCGAGAAAGGTTGTAGCGTCGGCTACAGAGTTGGTCGGTTTACAGTTCGCAATGGCCGTTGCCCCTGCCTTGTCCAGATCCGAATTCGGACTGAACGTAGGCGAGGGAAGCATCGTACCACTGTTCGCTGCAACCGCAATTGGGAAGTAGGCACCGTTAAAATCAACGGCAGCCTTGGAATTGGGACCACCAGGTCCCTCTTCTCTCTCCACCCACCGGGCGTGAGTCTGCCTGTTAAGGCCTTTCACGTAACTCCGGGAGGTGAAGAACTCTCCTCCAACGTCCCCACTAGGGCGATTATTTCGCCTAAAGGGGTGACCCTCCGACTGCGTAGTTTGCAGTCCCATGATTGCGAAGTCAGAAGCGACGGTAGTAGCCTCGGCTCCAGTAAAACTGGTGCCTCGTGCTACCCCACCCGGAAAACGGGAGGGTACCATTCGCCTCTTTGTTTGCAACATGACTATACAGCTCCTCTGGTATAAATTGTGTCGATTAGACACAGGTGTATTGCACTGCGTCGGTGAGGGCCTCTCGGCC